CTTGACTACTCGAGCGAGGTAGGCAGAGGTGCAGTAACCATTGCCCACATCGTATGCATACCATTCATCGAACTGATCGAAAGGATTGAATGGATTGTCAGTAGTCGTTACCATTAGCTTAACCATGAAGACTCGTCTTCAGTGTAGTCAATGACACACCAAGATGATCTGCTACTTCGGCTTGTGTATAACCTGCGTCAAGCATGGCACGAGCAGCAGCCTTCTTAGAGTCTGTCATCAGCAACCTAGACTTAGGCGTGGCTAGTGCCTTAACCTTGTCTAGATCGGCGTTGTTTAGGATCTGGTCTAGTTTGTTGTTACTAATAGCACCAGCTTGAATGGCATTCCACTCGTTATCACTGATGTCGATACGCTTCTTACCAGCGCCCGTTCTAGTTCGCGCTTCTGCCAATGCCTGTGCTTTGATCTTCTTAAGCTCAGCATTATCCATCTCTGGATTGGCACGGCGTTTCTGGGATACTATGGCGTTCGCTAGTATCTGGGCTTGTCTTTCTAGTGGGGCATTTCTAAGGGCTATGTTTAATTTGCTGGACAGGGAGGCTACTTCCGAGGCGTACGTTTTAGCAGCCGATGGCGAATATTGCACGTTACCAGTATGGACTAGTTCTTTCCTAGCCTGATTCGCCAACGTCTTCAACTTGTTCGAATGATCTGCATAGATCTTCTCTATTACAGTACCAGACGACAAGATATGTGCGTTCTCTGTTTCGGCAAGCTTGGTAGACCGATCGGTCTTAAGGACTTCTTCGGTCTTAACTTCACCGGTACGCTTGCTTACCTTAGTCACAGTTCTAGTGGCACCAGTATAATCGTAGACTTTCTTACCAGTCTCACGATCGATAGGACCGCCCTTTGCTGCGGGACGGGGGTTTCTTTCAGGCACCCTAGTTTCTGACTTAGCCCTAGATATGATTGTGGATGCGCCACCAGTCTTAGAGCCTTGATACTTCTGCATTAGACTGGAAATATTGTTATCCAACGCAGACTGTTTGTAATTGAGATTATGTTTCTCAGCATCAATGACAACCATACTATGACGAACGGCTGCAGCGAGCTCGTCACTACTAGCGCCTTTGATTGTCATGTCTGTAATAAGGTTCGAAACCAAACCCATCTGATGACCTTTTTGGTGAGCAGTCATCGTTGGCATGCCTTCGTAACCAGGATATGCATGAACTGGATCGAAGTCTTTCAACTTCTCAAGCGGGCGAGAAGTCTTAACCAAACCTTTGTTGTTTGGAATTACAAGAACTGTATCGCCGTCAAAGTCAGCACCAGACAAACGCTGAGCAACCTTGCTGTGAATCCCGATCGCATTAGCTGCATTGCCCAATAACGCTTTCGCAGTAGGGTTTCGGTTATTGACAGTCAACTCAGGAATCTCAAATGTTCCTGCGTGAGGGTGGCGAACGAGAACAACCCTTTCGCCATTACGGAAGTTAGGTGCATAGACTTCCGTTTCCTTCATCGCGTTCACTGGCAATATAACATGAGTCTTCTGTCTTGGTAGTGCTGCCGCTTTAAGATGAACAGACGCAGCGTCGGACGAGTCAGCGAACGACTCGAGCAACTTCTTCCTAACAGCCGGGTTCGTAAGCGCCAGGATCTCATCAAGCTCGTTCTTCCTACGATCATAACCCAAGTCAAGCTGTGTCTTGGCGAGCGAAGGACTTTGTTTTGACAAGAACTGAGACGAAAGGTTCTTTGACCAGCGTTCCCAATCACCTTCGTCGTTGACGATATTCATCGCAGACGTTGGTCGTTCTTTACCGTGTTCATCTTTCTCTACGATTTGACGAATCACAGCACCAAACGGATTGTCTGGGTCATCCTTCATCTTCTTCATTGCGTCTAGTTTGTTGCCCGTGTCTTCTTTGTTCGTGTTGAACATAAGATCGACGCCATGTGGCAGGTCGTCTTTGTACATGGCCATGCCTTTTAGATAATGCGTACCATTGACAGCAATACGCACTTGAGCATAGCGATTGGCACCAAGAGAAATATCTTTTACGCCAGGACGAACGTAGATGACACCGTCAGCTTCAGCTCCACCTTGATGGGCATAGCGAACATCGATTCGCTTCGAGTCAATCGAAAGAGGTTCGTGAATCCCTAGATAAGAACGCCCGCCATCCTCAGAGAAATTCGCAACCTGCTTGATCTGATCCCGATTCTGCCAAACCTCTTTCTGCGTGGTACCAGGATTAGCCAAAACCTTAAGCTCGGTTTGCATGCCAGTTCCAAGCTGTTCAACCTTAAGCTTGTGAACTTCATAGCCTTCTTCACGCAGCATGGCGACAGCTGTAGCTAGCTTGGTTTGGCTGATGCCAATATGATTCTCGGCACCTACACCAATATCAACGTACTTCTTCTGATCTACCTGTTCTTTAAGCATGTTTGCTGTTGTCTTTAGAACGTCAGCTTTGTCTTTCTCACCAGGAGCCAGAAGTGCACGAACCGAAGATTCACTTTTACCCATTCGCTGCCCAATGGCAACGTTTGAATATCCTTTGTCTGCCAGGCGCTGAGCCATGGCAATATCCGCCTGCTTGAGTTGGTTCTTTGCAATAGACCGAGCCGCACGCAGTTGAGTAGTTGAAGTACCCAAACCTTTAGCGATCTCAGCTTCGCTCATTCCCTGCTTACGGAGACCATCAACGTAACCAAGAAAACCGCGGTTGTTTGATTCCTCGTCACCGCCAGAACCCCATGGATAACGACCCGAACGACGAAGGATTCCATAGTGCACCAGATAATCCTCTTCGTCAATCAGCATATACCTTCCTCCAAAACTCTCGGTATCCAGAAGTCATGTCGCAGTCTGGACAGACAGCAACCGTATAATCTGGATCATCGATTTTGGGGGCAGGTATTCTGACTCGATGCTTCGACTTTCCGCAAAGAAAGCAGGTTCGCGATCGATTACAATTTAGCTCACTCACGAATCCTCCAATCGTAACGAGTCGATTAGCTTGCTGAAGTACTTGATCTTTTCCATCAAAGCAATGATATCAAGCGGATCTGGTGTAACAACCTTGACATCATCATTCTGATAGATGCGGAGTTCGATCGATATAAGTCTTGGATCGAACTTGTACTCGAGGCAGAACAACGCAGCATATATGAGAAGCTGAATGAACGGTGCCTCGGTAACGCCAGTCTTTAGATCATGAATCCTCAGAGTGTTGTCACGGAAACCAACAGCATCCGCATGTCCGTAACAGTTATCCGAGTAATACAACAAGACTTCAGGCGTCATCCTGAAACCGATAGCGTCATTGACGTACATGTTCAACGTCTTAGGAATATCGGGTAGGCCGACTCGAAGGCGAATCAAATCGTGACCTAGAGCATGAAGTTCGGTACCACGCTGGGCAACGGTTTGCTGGCGAAAGACTCGAGCAAGCTTGTCGTCATCATAGTTGATCCAACTGTTGTTGCTTGGACTAAGAAAGGCGTGAGTAACGGGAAGCTTGGAATGCGAGTTGAAGTTCACGAAGGACTTCCTCTTCGTTCTCCGGATAAATGAAGGCTGAGAACGACATCTCGTCCATCAGCTCCACATAGTAACGTTGGTTGGGTTGGGTTGGCGAAAACTCGGAATCCTTGAATTCAAGCGTGGCCCACCTATCGCCCCACAGAATCAGCCTGTCTGTGATTCCTTGTAGATAGCCAGCATCGAGTTTTATAACCAAGCAGCCCGGAAAGAGCTCCTTGATCTTCTTTACAACCCTGGCTTCGAATCGGGATTCAGACATGGTTGCTCCAACAAAAAGAGAATTGGCGTATCCTCACTCCTTCTATTATATGCCACGATTCCTTCGCTAATGGGTATCTGTTTATTATTTCTCGTTTAACGTCTTGAACATTTGGTACGTCGGCCACACGTAAGTACGGTTTAGCGTAGCCGTCACAATCTCTTGGTCGAGCAGACCATACCTAGTCGCTGCATCCCAAGAGTTTTCAAAGCGCTCCCCAGTTTTGATATCTTCGATCGGTATCTTAAAACCACGCGTTGGATTGACGAACTGCAAGAAATACTTTCTGGCAAACCACAGAGGTCGCCACATCAAATTGCATGCTCGGTTGTCTGTGCGATCTCCGTTCAAGTTGATCGGTGTGTCGAACGGTTCTCTCTGGTGTGGGATTTCTACGAACGCTCGTGCTACTAGAACAGCAACAGAACGACGATACTGCTTCAGCTTCTTAGTAAGTCCTACGTGAACGACGCCATGCCCGTTGACATTCTGG